CTGGTTCACGGAACCCATTCGAACTGTAGAGCCGTTTGTCAGCTCAATAACTTTATCTTTCGCGTTATCTTTTGCTACCTCTAAATCAAAGTGCTTGATTAAATTTCTTTGCAAGTCGAAAGAAATCTGAGACAGCGAGTAATTGGGAGACATGATTAGGATGTTAGAACCGGGAACTAATGATACGAGTTGCCCGATTATATTTGCGATATATGTTTTGCCTTGCCGCCTTGAGACTGCTGCACAGACAAATCTGTACTTAGGATTATTAATCGCATTTATAATTGCTACCTGGGAGGGTAAGGGTACAACGCCTAACAGATCCAGGTAGGGGTCTGTAGGCAGCTTTAGGAAGCGTGTCTCAGATTGTAAATCTAGTATCTCATCGGGAGATACATCTGCTCGACTAATTTGAACAGCCATAACTTAGTCCTGTTTTTGATCCTCAAGAACTTCTTCATTTCGTTCTATCCAATCTTCAGAGTCTGTGTCTTCGTCACCTTGAGTAGCTTGACGATAGTAAATTATAATTTCTTTTTGCTGACCAATATATCTTTTCAGCTCTTGTAAATTATACGCCATGTTTTCGTAATCTTGTGGTGTAATACCAAAAAGTACATAAGTACCGCTTTGCATTTTTTCTAGCTTTTTTACTTGCTCTTCGAAGTTCTTTTCTGTAATTACAAAAAACTCTACGTCCTGCAAGTCAATTGCTTTTGGTAGCGGAGGCTGGTATATTTCAAGAGTTTTATACTCCGTTACTGTTTTAATAATTGGCTCTGGAGCCGGAAGAGGTTGCGGTTGTATTAGCGAGCATCCTCCGAGTGATAATAATAGTACACTACTGAGAATCCGCATTTTCTACCTCCACACTTGCCTCTTCAATGGAACGAAATACTGCTTTCGTGCCTTTATTTATTCTAGGCTCAATTAGCCCAGGCTTTGCTCTTGCAAGACGAGTCATATCATGACGCTTGAAAATAGATAAGTATCCATCCATTTCTTGTTGCATAGCGTTGTTCTTTTCTGTCAAAGCCCCTACTGCCTTTAGCTGAGACTGTAAGTTTTGTTCTGATCTTTCGCGTGCTGCTTGCTCTTTTTCAAATGCTGCTTCTAATCTCATAGCATTCTCTTTTAAAGTAACAGCATTAGTTTCTAGTCTTGCAATGTGCGTGTCTTTCTGACTTACTATAGTAGTATGATACGCGTACCCTGCTCCTGCAAGAAGTACCATAATTGGAAGCATTTTAATCATTCCTAGCATTACTTCACCTTTTTAATCTGGAAGTTAAACGCGTCTTGCGTTTTTAACTCAAAAGGCTCTCCAGACGTGAGTTTTCCTTTTAAGTGTTTAGGCTCGCATTTATCGAGCCACTTAAACTGGTATTGTGTCTTCTTCTGTGGGTCAATCCAAATAGTTACTTCCCACTCATTAATAAAAAAACTAGCAATCCAATGTACCGGCCAAGAGACAATTTTCAATAAAATTTTCCCAACGCCTTTCAATTTCTTCTCGCTCTTTGTAAGTAGCATATAGTGCTTCCTTTTGGCTGTCCGGAGACTGGTGGTATTCTGTCCACTCTTCCGGAGTCATAAACTTCTTTTTTTGGGTAAGACACTCCTAGTTCAAAACTATAGTATTCTTGCCCTGTCACCAAATCTTCATGAAACTCAAGATTTGGTGACATTGCAACACAGCCGCTTAAAAGTACTAAGGGTATTACTTTTTGCCAGACCATGCCTGAGCACCAAAGAATGCGGCTACAATACCGGCTACAGAAACAAAGTATACAGAAGCCATAGAGCCAAGAATCTCTGCTGCTTGATGCAATCCTAACATCTCTGTCATCATTACAGTAGCAGGATAAAGAAGCATACCTCCAAGAGCGAACCATGTCATTTTACGCTGTGCATCTCGCATTGCGTCTTGATCTTCTAACTCTTTACGACGAAACTCAAGATACATTCTCTTTTCTTCTTCGTCTACTTTATGGTCTCCATTTACATCTGCTGGATGATACCCTGCTTTTTCTAAATCTTCGCCCATTACTTTTTCCACTTAGCCATAGCAAGTTTTAATGCTACGTCCTGAGGAAGGTAAAACCAGTAATACTTTTTGTGTCCTAGTTTTTCCATCTCCTCCCACTTGACAAACTTCTTAGTCCAGTTGTCTGCCCAGTGTTTACCAAAACGAAGAACAGCGTGTCCTCCTCCATTCTTTGTAATAACTCTACGAATTTGTGCTTTACCAGTAATTAAGTAAAACCAAAACTTCCACATAGACTTACCACTAATTAAATAAAGTAATGTAAGAGCATAGTCTTCGCAGTCTCCTACATAAGGGTGCTCTTTCATAATCTGCCAGTATTCACGTTGAGCATACTGGTCAATATCATACTTGTAAGCCCAGCTTGAGTTTAGTTCTTCAACTTCACGTTCAAACACTACCATTTCACCTTATCGGCCCAATAAGCTGCGCTCATCTTACCCTTTGCGATATTCTTCGCATGACGTGCTTTAAAGCTTTTACGCTTTGCTTTCATTGCGGCGCTTTCTCCTGCTTTAGGCTTTCCTGCAGTCTTAGCACCTTTTTGCCCAAATCGAATCGTTTTGATTTTGTCACCTACCTTTGCTACGACAATATGGGACTTCTTTGGGTGACCTGGAGTTCTACGAGGTTTGTTGAACCCTTTTACCCTTGCTCGAGCTAGTCGTGGATCGCGCTTCTTACCTTTTCTTCTTGCCGCCACGTCTCATTCTCCCTTTCCGCTTGGCAAATGTTTTTACCATAGTCGGCTTTCCTCCTGGGTTACCTGCTGCTCTTTTACGTCGTATAGCTGATCTCTTCTGAGCCTTTGTCATACGTGCCGCTTTTGAAGCAGGAACACATTTTGGATATTTTCCTTTCTTAGAAGTCTTTCGACCACAAGGCTGATAGCCCCCGCCCTTTTTAGGACGGGAAATATCTACCCATTTTTCCTTAAACCACTTGGTTAAACCGCCTTTAGGTTTAGCCATTACATTTGCATTTTATGGCCCCACTTCTTCCAGGCCCAATGCGTTGCCGCACCTACAACAAATCCAATTAAAAATTCCATCTTACTTTCCCATGCGGTATTTACCGCCTTGTGCTTTGTAAGTCTTTACAAGCCACCCGTTTGCGTAGGCTGAAGGGTATACTTTAAATTTACGCTTTGCCTGCGCTTTAACTCGTGCATACAGCTTTTTATTTGTAGGCACTGGACGTTTTTTAGCAGCTTTGCGCTTACCTCTTCTTACCGCCACGCTTCTTCTTCATGATTGCTTTTCGCAACGCTGGTGGTAGTTTCTTTTGGGCTGCTGTCAATCCGCCCATAGACTTTTTCTTTTTACCCTTCTTTGCTGGGCGTCCACGCTTTTTACCGTAAGTACCTTTACCTGCTGGCATTAGTCTTCCTCTGCAATAGCATCCTCCATGCTATCGTATTCCCGAACTTCGGGGAGTGGTAGTGAAACAGCAGAAGCTTCTTCAGCCTCTGCTTTAGTAGAAAATTTGTAGAGCTTTCCCTTTTCATCACGAAAACACCACTTATTTCTTTTTTCAAAAATTTCCATAACTGTCTCCTAGGAAAAGGCTAACATCAATAGCCCGATGATTAGCCCTATGTTAAATCCTATAGAGCATGCAAAAATAAAGTCTTTAAAAAATTTGTTCCTTTTTGGTTGAAATTCATATTCAATTGGCATCTATTTCATTAATAGCGTCACAATGACACCCGCGAGGAAGAGTATCATACTTCCTGCACCTACAAGTAAACGACTTTCCATCTGCTTCATAGTATCTTCAATACCAAGTAGCCTATTAAAAGTAGTCTTCCATCGCTCTTCACATTGTGCATCGTGCTGAGCCATTTCGATCTCAATCTCTCGTACACGAACATCAAGAGCGTCTACTCTATCTGCCGCTGCAAGCATTCGTTCTGTATTATTGTCCGTCGCCATTTAACAGTTTTTCCATCAGTTTACCATAATTGCCTTGTCCAAATGGAAGAGCTGCATCGTTAATCTGAACATTAGTTTGATTACGAATATTAGTCGTCTCGGCTTTTAGTAACTCTGCTTGCGCTTTGATTTCATCCATACGCATTTTGTGCGCCATCTGTAATAGGTCTGCAAGATCCTTCGAAGAGTACACTCCTGTTTCTTGTGCTTCGTCAAGTTTACTTGCAATCATTTCATCTAATACCGATGCAATGTTATTTTTGTTACGATAACCCATATCAAGGTAAACGGTATCAATATACTTTTTTACTTCACGCTTATTGAGTACCTCAACCACTTGGTTTTCTGGAACTCCCATAAACTCGCAGACCGCACGAATATTTCCATACTGCAAATAGCAATTGGCTACCTCGAGGCCTTCTGGCGATATTGTCGTAACTTCTTTACCCATTTTGCAATTCTACTCCATAGCACATGCAAAGTCAAGTTTTATTTTTGGTACCTTAGTCCGCTAACGGATTGTCCAAGGCTTTTTGGAGTTTTTCTTCGAGATCTGTTTCGAGTTTCTCCATATCGGCTTCGATCCTGTTCTCTACGTTACGCATTGTATCACGCACATCTTTTTCTGTCTCGCGAGTAAGGTCCGACATTTCTCTAAGTCTTTCATCTATGTCTGCTTGCATGTCTTTAACGCGTGCACTTGTGCTATCTGTTACTCGCTCGATACGAGTAATGTCGTCTTTGAGACCATTTTTAATATCACGAGTATATTCGATAGCTTCATCAAGTTTTATTTCTATTTGTGCGTTTCTTGCTTCGATTACTCCTACATCAATATTTGCTACGATCTCTCGCATATCCATGTAGTCTTTGTAAAATTCAAACCCGGCCCAGAGAGCGCCCCCTAAAGTAGAAAGGGCAGTAAAGACTACTGCAGCCTTTCCGCCCTTAAATGTCATTCCTGCAAATTCAAACTCTGCCATTTATTTATCATTTTCAAACTGCAGCGCACGTAAGTTCGCTACCTCCTGTTTGAGCCGTTGCACTTCAAGTCTTTCTCTTTCGAGTGCAAGTTGATATAATGTGTTACAATTTATTCTCTCTTTTGGTTTGTCAAGTGGTATAATTATACGAGCGTACACTCCAGTAGATGTGCCACCCGTGTTGTAATTCTGTTGTAGCAGCGTGGGGTCGGGATCATCAACTAATCCAAGAACTCCAAACTCTAGGTTCGTAGACGATCCAATCGCGTTGGAGCAATCCATGTCTCCGTGGCGAAATCGATCAGACTGATAGCTTTGTGGCGATCCGGGCATCTGTAAATTTACAGACTGACCAAATGCAACTGATGGTATCAGTAATAAAATGTAAAAGAGTCTCATACGAGGCCTCACTTAATCTTTGAACAAACCTTTGATGATATGATGCTTTTTGAAGCATTTCCTTTTTCTAACATCGACCTGGTACATATGTA